AACACTTATATAGATTTTTTCACCTCTGCAAATTTTCTAAACTATGGAAATCAACTTTTTGTTGTTGGAGTAAAAGATACAACTGATTCAACTGGCGCACAAAATGCCACATCAAATACAAACTCTAAGTATACTCTTATTAAAAATGATGACGATTATGATGCTAACTATTCTAATGGATTGTCAGCAAGAGGAACATTTGCAGCTAAATATCCTGGCGCATTAGGAAACTCTTTAAAAGTCTCAACTTGCTCAGGTGCAAATGCATTTGAATCAACTGTTACTGCAAACGTCACCGTAACATCAAACAGTACTACTGTTACTTTTGTATCTGGTTCAACTGCACAAGTACAGGTTGGAGATATTTTATTACTTGGTGTAGACAACGAAGAAAGAAAAATTGCTACTATTACAAATACATCACAGATTATACTTTCAAGTGCATATGAAGGTAATACTTCTAGTGGATTTGGTTCTGCAGGCACTCATAGAAGTCAAGCCTCACAAAATCCAACAAGACGTTGGGAATATGCAACTTTCTTCAAGAAGGCTCCAGGCACAAGTGATTATGCCAACACAAGAGGTGGTAGTAATGACGAACTCCATATCGTTCTTTTAGATGAAGATGGAGAAATTACAGGTTCAACTGGGCAGATACTTGAAACATACGAAGGTCTTTCAGCTGGTGCTGATGCAAAAGGTGATGATGGAAGAACAATCTACTATAAAGATGCCATCAACAATAGGTCACAATGGATTCGTTGGTTACGTCACATAGAGGGAACATCAAACTTTGGTTCAGATGTTGCTGGAACAACTTTTGGAAATCCAGGCTCACTCCCTGTTACTAAAAGTTTCACACAAGGTCGTGACGGCCCAACTCCTGCAGCTTCATTCTACAATACAGGATTTAATGAGTTTAACGATAAGTCAAAGACAGATGTATCATTGTTACTTGGTGCTGGTGCAAATCAGGCAAGAGCATTACATCTTATAAACAATATTGCTGAAGTTAGAAAAGACTGTGTAGTTTGTTTAACTCCACCAGAGTCAATGGTAGTTGGTAATGATGCAACTGTTTCAAAAACAATGGATGCAATTATTGCCTTTAGAAACACACTTCCATCAACTTCTTATGCAATTATGGATAGTGCATATAAACTTCAATACGATAGGTATAACGACAAAAATCGTTATATACCTTTAAATGGAGATACGGCTGGACTTATTGTAAGAGCAGATATTACCAGAGATGCTTGGTATTCTCCTGCTGGATTTAATCGTGGTCAGATTAAAAATGTTATAAAACTTTCTTACAATCCTGTTAAAGCACAAAGAGACCAACTTTACAAAAAAGGTGTCAACCCTGTTGTTACATTCCCAGGCCAAGGCACAGTTCTCTTTGGAGATAAAACACTATTAACACAACCAAGTGCATTTGATAGAATTAATGTAAGAAGATTGTTTATCGTATTAGAGAAAGCAATCGAACTTGCAGCTAACTTTACATTGTTCGAGTTTAATGACGAATTTACACGTTCACAATTCAAAAACCTTATAGAACCTTTCCTAAGAGATGTTCAAGGGCGAAGAGGAATTACCGACTTCACAGTTGTTTGTGATGGTTCGAATAATACAGGAGAAGTTATTGACCGAAATGAGTTTGTCGGAGATATATACGTCAAACCAAATCGTTCAATCAACTACATTCAGTTGAACTTTGTTGCAGTCAGAACAGGAGTTGAATTTACCGAAGTAGTAGGCAAATTTGGTTAATAAATACTTTTTAGGAGAACACACTAATGGCTTTTAATGTAAACGAGTTTGCTGGTGCTTTAGTCGGAGGCGGTGCAAGAAATTCACTTTTCAAAGTGGATATACAAAATCCGATAAACGGAGCTAATGATATACAAGTACCACTTCTTTGTAGGGCTGCACAAATTCCTGCTTCAACTCTGACTCCTATTGAAGTTCCTTACTTTGGTAGAAGAATAAAGATTGCTGGAAACAGAACTTTTGCTGAGTGGACAGTTACAATACTCAATGATGAAGATTTTGGTCTACGAAATGCAATGGAACAATGGACAAACAGTATCAATAGTTTTCAAGGAAACCTCAGAACAACAGGTGGTGCATCTCCAACACTTTATAAATCTTCAGCACAAGTAACTCACTATGGTAAAGATGGTCAAGAACTTAGAATTTATAATTTCATAGGACTTTTCCCCACAGAAGTTGGTGCTATTGATCTTTCATGGGATGGTGGTGATGCTATCGAAGAGTTCACTTGTACATTCCAATACGATTATTGGGAAGTTTCTGGTGGTCAAACAGGTAATGCTGGAGGGGCTTAATCCAAAAGTTCAATTTATACTATTGACATTGAAACTGTTCTAATATATAATGCTATAAGGTAGGAAAAATGGAATTATTTGGATTTCAAATCAATCGAAACAAGGCTGAACAAGAGGAAAAAGACCTAACTCCGTCTTTTATTGCTCCACAGACATCTGATGGTGCAGTAGAATTATCAGGTGGAAGTCATACAGGTACATATCTTGATTTAGAAGGTAAGGCAAAGACTGAAAGTGAGCTTGTTACCAAGTATCGCATCATGTCGATTCAACCTGAGGCAGATATTGCTGTTCAAGACATTATCAATGAAGCAATTGTTTTAGATGATGATGAAACTCCTGTATCTATTGAGCTTGATAGAATTGAAGCTCCAGAAACAATCAAAAAGAAAATACGAGAAGAGTTTGACCACATATTAAGTCTTATTGACTTTAGTAATGATGCATACGAAATCTTTAAGAGATGGTATGTAGATGGTCGTATTTACTATCATATACTCATTAATAAAAAGAAAACAAATCTTGGAATACAAGAATTAAGATATATTGACCCACGCAAAATTCGTAAAATGAGAGAACCGATTAAATCGACTGACAATAAAACAGGTGTCGAGATTATAAAAGGTTACAATGAATTTTATATGTTCAATAATACAGGTCTTAGTGACAAGACTACAGGTGGAATTAAAATAGCACCTGATAGTGTTATCTATTGTCACTCTGGAATACTTGATGAGAACAATAATATGGTTCTGTCTCATTTACACAAATCAATCAAACCTCTCAATCAGCTCAGAATGATGGAAGATGCAGTTGTTATCTATCGTCTTGCAAGAGCTCCAGAGAGAAGAGTCTTTTACATAGACGTAGGAAATTTACCAAAGATAAAAGCGGAGCAACATTTACGAGACATGATGACTCGTAATAAAAACAAAGTTGTCTATGATGCGGCCACAGGTGAAGTACGAGATGATCGCAAGTTTATGACTATGTTAGAGGATTTTTGGCTCCCTAGAAGAGAAGGTGGGCGAGGCACAGAAATTACAACGCTTCCTGGCGGACAAAACCTTGGCGAGATGGAGGATGTAGAGTATTTTCGTAAACGATTATATAAATCATTAAATGTTCCTGTATCTCGATTAGAGGCTGAAAATCAATTCAATCTTGGTCGTTCCACCGAAGTTACAAGAGATGAGGTCAAGTTCTCAAAGTTTGTTAAGAGACTACGTTCTCGTTTCTCAGAAATGTTTGACCAGATGCTTGAAATACATCTTGCACTTAAAGGTGTTATAAGAAGAAGTGAGTTTCAAGAACTTAAACAAAAAATTACATACACGTTTGCTGACGACAATCATTTCACAGAGTTGAAAGAGTCTGAGATATTAAGAGAAAGACTTGGACTTTTACAAGAAGTAGATCAGTTTGTTGGAAAATACTTTAGTGAGAATTTTGTTCGTAAAAACATTTTAAGAATGAATGAAGATGATATTAAACAGCAAGAAGAAGAAATTGCAGATGAAGAAAAATCTGGTGCATATGATGATGAAGAGGGAGAACAAGAGGAAGTCGAACCAAAAGCTCCAACTGCAAACACAAATGTAAAAAAAGATGATGAAGAAGATAAAGAAGAAAACCCTGTTGTTATCAAAGAAAAAGAAATAAGTGAAGAAGAAAAGAAACTTGTCGAAAGTATGACAAATCTTATGGAGGCAGTTGCAAACTCGGAATCGTCAACAGCAGATGGGGAATGATTTATTATGAAACTAAACATGAACAATGCAAAACATATATCTGCTCTAATAAGAACTATAAGTAACAAAAAGATTCAAATACAAGAGACAGAGAAAAGAGATAAAACAAAAAAATCTGGATACGTTCAACATCTGAAACAATTAAAGGGTAATAAGATTAAGGGCGACCCTCTTGACCCTTATATGCTTGTCTATAAAGCAAATCGTGCAAAACAAATCATAAGAGTATTACAATCTAACGTGGAGAAATCTCGGTTGGATATTTTAGCATGACTCAAGAAGTTGTAAATGCTAAGATACTCTCTACTCTTGTCGGACTTCTCAAAAAACAACGTATAGAGCTTTCAAAAGAGTTAAAAGAAGAAACAGTCAATCTTTTTGAGTCTCTTGATATTCCTCCTCCAATAAAAGGTGAAAAAGGAGATAGAGGAGATAAGGGCCCTCAAGGTCTACAAGGAGACAAGGGTGAAAAAGGAGACTCTGTTTCTGCATCAGAACTTGCAGAGCAGCTTCGTACATTAAAAGGAGACAAGGGTGATACAGGTGATATCGGGCCTCAGGGCGAGAAGGGAGACACAGGCGACAAAGGTGACAAGGGAGATAAAGGAGACACAGGCACAAGAGGGTTTCGTGGGTATGAAGGAATACAGGGAGTCCAAGGCGAAAAAGGTGAAAAAGGAGAGCAGGGAGAAAGAGGTCAGCAGGGAATACAAGGAATACAAGGTGAAAAAGGGAATGTTGGTGTACAAGGTGAAGTTGGGCCCAGAGGGGAAAAAGGTGATACAGGAGAGAGAGGACAACAAGGCCTTATTGGACTGCAAGGCGTAAGTGGTGATAAAGGGGAACAAGGAGAAAAAGGAGAGCAGGGAGAAAAAGGTGACATAGGAGAAACTCCATCTCTTGAACCAATTGTAGATCAATTTGGAAAACTCAAAGAGGATTTATCAAAAAGACTTGACAATCGTATGTCTCGTATTGCAATGCGAGCAGGAAGTAGTAGTGGTGGTGGAGAAGTAAGACTTGAGTTTTTAGATGATGTTGACAGAGCAACTGCAAAAGTTAATAATAAGTTTCTTCAATACAATGCAGCCACAGGAAAATGGAAGGGTGCTGATGCAACTTCTTCTGGTTCAGTCTCAAACACCTATCTTCAATCTGCGGTTCTATCAAATACAAATATTGCAATTACAAATCTAAATACAAACCTTACAGGTACAAATACTGCATTAAGAACACTTATTAGTGATCGTATGCAAGTTGCAAATACGACACTTCTTGTTAATGATAGAGCACAGGTTGCTAATGTCGCATCTTTGGCTGCACTTGCAAATACAAATGCAAGTATTGCTACGAGATTTGCTTCTGCAAACCTTGTTCCAACTGCAACAACTTCAGACAATACAGAAACACAGGCAGGAGTACAGTTTTCAGATCGACTTTTAGTCAATCCAGCTGGATATATTACAATCAATATTGGAGGAACAGGGTACAAAGTTCCCTATTTCTCATAGTTTTTTG